CGTCGTAGCCCTTGGAAGACTGAACGTCCTGCGCTTGTACCCACATGAAGTAGGTTAGTGCTATCGTCATAGGCCAAAGCTGTTACCGCATCAGACGAGCCGTATAGCGTGGCTTGGGCATTCTCTTGGAATAGCACCTTCTCGTCCTCGTAGATTTTCTTGATCTGCTCTGGGGATGGGGCTGTCTTTGAAACTCTGAATAAAGCCGCACTGCCACCTGTGAAGGGTTCTGCCGCCGAAACACCATAACCTATCCGTATTTTATGTGTGCTACTACCTTTGTACTGCGTAGAAGCTAGTGTCTCAATCAAAGTTCCGTTTATATACAACTCGTAAAGACTGCTACGACGAATAAAGACAAACTGCGCCCAGTTTCCGTCCCCGATATAATCAGTGTTATTAGAGGTGCTTGGTAATGTACCCTCAGTGCTACCCAAGTAAACATACAACTTACCATTAGTGCTATCGCTTTCGTTTCCAAATTTGATATTGATCGCACTTGAGTCAGATTGCGCTCCTCCCGCCGCTTCATAGCTAAAGAAACGTCGATATGAAGCAGTGCCGTCTTTTTTGACCCACCCCATAATACAAAGGTCACCATTGCCAAAGGTTATATCACTGTTATACGGCTGCTCAAGGTAATTGCTGCTACTAAACCCACTATACGCCACCAGATCAGCACCAGTAGCCACAGGGTTCTTGGTCACAGTGCCAAACACCTGTAAGCCATTGCCGTTCACGCTGCGATCTTCTTCGGCTAGGCGTACTGAGATGTTGTCAGTTAAAAGTGAGCCAGTAGCACTTAGGTTTATTATACTTAGATACGTTGTTGTAGAAGTAGCTGTAAATGTAACTGAGACAGTTTCAGAGGCGGTTCCCGCTGTATCAACATAACCCAAATCTATATTTCCTGCCGCTGACGCAGAAAAAGCAAGTCTACCTTTCGTCCCTGTCACTACATCAATCAATGCTGTAGCGGTATAAACCTTGCCTACAACTGTCGTTATAGCTTGGTATGCATATGCATAGTTTGCATTATTATAAGCAACACTTAGCTGATTAGATGATAAAGATAGAGTCGCATTACCCCCTGCACTCCACCCAGAAATATCACTATCAAACGTACCATTCGTCACCAACTCACTGCCAGTAACGTCAGTATCATCCGTGTCGCTCAAGGTGGCTAGTTTGGTGTCGCCGTTCATCCAACCTGTGCTGAAATCAGACTGAATGTTTGCATGAAGGGCTTCTGGTTCCAACTCAGTTCCCGATCCGGGGTAAGCAACATCGTTGTGAATGTTTAACCCTTCATAATCTGCTGGGGAATAGTTACCTCCGAATGCAATGTAGTTATTGCTAAGAACGGCTAATTGGTCAAAGTCAAAGCTGTTGCCTTGTTTTCCAGATGACCACCCACCATCATTAAATCGGAAAACACTGTCTGCGTTGGTAAAATCGCCTGATGTGTAAGCGGAAACTGGGTAAGCATAAATAGCGTCACCAGATGCGTCATTCCACATAACCCATAGTTTTTTATCATCATCAAAAGCAATTTGAACGCCATCCGCTGTTGATGAAATATCGTACACACTTCCACTATCTGTTATTACAGAAGCACCCGCATCAGTTCCGACTGCAATTGTAGGCACAGGTAAGCCCGTAGCTGCATCAATCGGGGCGTTGGGTAGCACGGTCATGGCTACATCGTTGACTACATTGTTTACGATGCGTGTGTTGCCTTTATTACTACTCCAGAAAGATTGGTTTCTATTTACTAAACTAGTAGCATCCCCATCGTAGTTCGATCTGATGATCTGACAAAACTCAGAAACAAAATCACCAATAGCAAGTGATGTGTGATTAGACGCTGTACCTGTAACTGCAAGTTTACCGTTAAGCATAGTAACCGCTGAAACAGTGGGTTCGTTTAAAAAGTAGTTAGACGCAGAGTTAAACACCATCCACATAGGCAGATCAGGATCATCACCATCATAGATCGTAACCTGATTAGTCTCAGCCACAATCACAGCAACGGCAGGGAACTCCTTACGGCTACCACGGGTGGCAGAGGCTTCTTCATTGTACCATGAGGTATGCTGTGTGCGCTTACGCCATGCACCGCCATCGCTGTCCTTGCGGGTGTCGTACACAAAGATGTCTACGGCTGTGTCGGTAATCTCTCTCGAAAGCGCCCCAAGTGTTAGCTCAGATATATTCGCATCGAAGTTGTCCTTGTCCATGTAGGCAAGGCTTCCTAAGTCTGCGTTCGTTGGGACTTGATTGGGTGCGGTTCCGATAAGTTTAGCCATTATTCATCTCCAGCCCACTTGCGAACGGGGTTCTTAGGTGTTTTCTGCATAATAGGTAACGCCGCCTTTTGCGCAGCGTCTAAACCTGTTCTTAGGTTTGCGTGATAGCCTTCTACAGCTTCCATCTCTGGGTACTCGGTGTCATCTTCGCCCGTCAGCATGTTGCCAGTTTCAACGTAGATAGTTCCGATGATGTCCAGCATAGGTTCCAATGACCGCCATTCGTAAGCACCGCTAGGCGACCAATCTGTTTCTGGGTCAAGATCATCAGGGCGTTGGTTGGCTTCATCTTCTGGATCGTAGTCTTTAACCGCCAGATCAGCCGCTTCTAGTGCAGTCCAGAGGGCTTGTTCGTCAGTGGCTTTGAGGTAATAGGTAGCCATGGCTTATTCCTCCGTCATTGCAGTGATTGTGGCGTCAGATAGCTTCTTGGGATACAGGGCTAGTTTCTTTATCCCTACGTTAGGCAGTCCTTGCGTAGTAGAGTATGCGCCTATGTAAATCCTGTTAGCCTGTGGGAAAACTATACTGCTATCAGTCTGAACTGTAGTATTAGCGTCAGACATTGCAGACAGGCCCGTTACATCGTATGCCGCTGCTAGTTTTCTTGAAAGGTAAGACAATGAAGGGTCGGCACGCACTGCTCCAAAACCATAAATTCTAGCGGTTATGCTGTCATTACCTATCGCACTGCCGCTCGAAGTGTAAAAATCAAATGGCCCTGCGTTGCTTGTAGTGTCTCGCAGTGATATAATTCTAGGGAAGTAACCTTTAGGCGCATCGTCTACTTCCGCATAAACCGTAAGTTCATCTCCGAATGTACCAGCGGTAATATCCATATAGGCACTATCCAGCGCCCTAGTCGCAGTAGAACCAGAGGTGGGGATGTATGACGTTGGGAAGGAGCCAGCTTCGTACTGTAGACCCCAAAGTGCAACCCCGCTAAACGTATCGCCTACAAAGTAAGTTCCTCCAAGTGTATTGCACACATTTAATACGATACCATTTGCTGCGTTATAACTACCCGAGACAGAACACCTATACCAACCATTGCCAACATCCTCGATTGATGCAGATGTATAGTAAGACCCGCCGCCGCCTGTTGCTGTGCCGCTCGATAAATTAAAATCAGCGTACCAATCGTTCAGGCCAGTCGATGCGTTCCATTGCGCCATCCTTAAAAAATTATACCCTTGCGCTTTTGCAAAAACAGAAATCGTGTTCGTACTTGCAGTAGTTAGACCAGCGTATCCCCTGTGAAAACTGTTATCTGCTGATGGCACCAAAACATCCGCAGTCTGTGTTCCGTCTGGCGCTATAACACTGTCTGTCCGCCAAGTAGCGTTTTGGATAGCGAGAGATGTGTTAAGTGTTGCCGATGCCGAAACACCGTTCGTCCTACTTTCCTCAATCAGTAAGCCCTTGCTTTCGCCTGTCGCTGGGTCGTGGTCAAACCGCGCCTCGTCTACCGTTGCCGCTTGCAGTACAGGCTGGTACTTCACGATGGGGTTATTTGTTGTCGCTGTGTAGGCTGTAGTATTGTCTCTCTGTTCAATCTGAACGCCCCAGACTGAAAAGGTGGAACTTCCGTCTCCATTATATGGAACCATACCTCTGCCAGCTACAGCGGTTGTTCCATCAGAACCCGCAATATAAGCCCAAGGTTGAGAAACTGAAGTATTTGTCGTAGCAGTTAAGGTCACACGATACCAACTGTTCCCTACGGCTGTAATAGCGTATTTATCAACGGTAAAACCAGATGCAGAGGTTCTAGAAATTGTTCCATTTGATAAATTAGCCTCAACTGAGGCGTAGTTATTTGACGCGCCGTGTAAGACAACGGTTACATAATCTCTATCTCCATTTTTTAAATATACGCTAAGACTATATTCTGTGTTAGTTATCCAAGAAGTGTTGTTAGTATATTTCAACCCGTGGTATTCGCTTGCCGCAGACCCTTCAGTAAATTGTGTAGCAGTTGATGTGCCATCAGGTGCCGTAATTCCAGTTGTGGTGGATGCATCCATAATTGACCATCTGCCTGTTCCTGCGGTGACTGTTTTAGTGTAATCCTGAGAATACGTTGTTAGATTTTCCTCTGCCTTCGCAGTGGTCTTACCATCCCAGTAAGTCGCAGTGCTGCCACGGGTAAACGTGATCCGTGGATCAAGTGCTTTCTGGTTGGCAAAGTCTAAGAGCAAAGAGGGGCGAACGTCTGGGAGGGATTCGTCGTTTACAAACTTGTCGGCTTTGACTTCGCCTGTGACGTCGATCCCGGTAGACTTCGTGGCAAACTTTTGCACATTATTGTGAAAAAGCTGAACCTCGCCATCTGCAATAAACGAAGCCATAGTCTCGCCCGAAATAACAGAGCCAATTTTAACTCTGCTGTCCCCCCGAAGATGTAGATAGCCTGTCGCAGTATCGTCAATATAGCTGTTCTGCCCATCATGATAAATCTGTAGGTCAGACCCATCACCGAAGATGGCTTTGTCGTCGTCGCCGAAGGACAAGTTACCCGTCATCGTGTCGCCGGAGGCGTCGACCTTATTCTGCTGTAGCTCTACAAAGTTGTTATCAAGCTCAGCGTTAGTGAGGGGCGCATTGTTGTTGGTAACGCCCGTTGCCGTGGTTTGGCGGGTTTTGATAGCCATCTTCTACGCCCCTCTCTAAACTTACGATGCAGACAGTGTGATTGTCCAAGTAACGGACATGGTGTCGTCTGCGGCTTTGTTAACGACTGAGAAAACTGTACGGCACAACATGTCACCGCCTGACGCGGCGTTAAAGATACCTGCCTCAGTGACTGCGCCTGTTGCGTCGCCTGCTTCAAATGAAGACACGTACACAACTTTCTCGTCGTTTGTTCCTGAAATTGTGGTTGAATCCAGTGCTTCGCGAGAACCCAAGATCGAGCCTAGGTCTGTGTCAGCTGCGGCTGCGGCTGTAGAACCTGAACCCAACGCCATATGCGACATGACGCTCTTCGCAGTTCCGGTCATGCGAGACGCAATGTAGGCAAGGCCAGCGTTAACCACGAGGTTTTTAACCTCACGTTGGTCTTTGATGTTTCCGGCCTTGTCCTTCAGGACGATGTTAAGCTGGCCGGAGAGCTTCAAGTTTTCGTTAATCATAACGATCTCCTTCAGAACGTTCTGGAAGCCCCGACAAAATCTTCCTCAAAGTAAGTGAAGTCAGAGTATCCCTGACTCCGCAACGACCCCGCGTCGGCTATCGAGGCCACATCCTGTAACAACTTGTCGAGTGCAACAGTGTTAGCGTCTCCTATAAGGGCGCTATCCGAGCGAGGACGGCTGAACGTCTTCGACAGAAGTTCACTTGCTACAGGTATATCATAAACGTGTTTATTTGAAAGCAAATTCGTACTGTCGTCAACTCCGGGCGTCTCAGAAAACGCTCGAATAAAGTCGACCTGACGCTCGAACACGTCGATTGCTGTCGGCGTCTCAGTAATATTCTTACCAAAATTCGCCACAGATATTTCTGAAATAGACGGTGCTTCAGTGAAAGAGCGGCTGTAGTTAACCTGCCTATCAAAACTTTCAGACACAGAAAACGCGTTCGCAAACGGCTTCGCCAAGTCTATCGTGTCATTGTCCGTCACGCTTGGTGCTTCAGTAAACGCGCGGATGAAGTCGACCTGACGGTAGAAACTATCTGTAGCACTCGCAGTATTGTTGTTAAACTTAACGAACTGCATCTCTTGGTCATCCAAGATAGACGCTGTGCCATCCACGTCGTCTGTTGCGTCTACAGTGTCAGTGAACGAACGACTGAAGTCTACTTGGCGGAAGAAGCTCTCTGCTACGCCTGCACCATCTGCGACAACTTTGCCCGGTCCAAGGCTTGGGAAGTCAAGCGCGGCTGCAAAATCACTGCCGTAGGTATAACCATCTGCAACGTAGTCTTCCCCGAAGTACGCACTGACGTTTGATTTAGCTATGTTGAACGCGTGAGACTCAAGAACATAACCCGTGTCGTCTAGTGCTTTCCCAACGTCGAACGCGTAGTCAGTATCATCGGCTGCGGGGGCTTCAAACAGACCTTTACCAAACGCAAACGTGTCGATTGCATCTGTGGCTGATCCTGTGTCCGCAAGGGACTTGCCTACCCCTAAAGAGTGCAACTCAGTGGCTAGAGGGGCGTCAGCTAAACCTTTAACAACGTCAAACTTATTAATCTGGTCAGTGGCAACTGGAATATCAGTTGGCTGCTTGTTGAACTGAACCGTATCGTCGTCAGTAACAAATCCGTCATCAAGAAACGGAGCTTTTGTTACATGCTTAGCAGGCGTGTCGATAGCAGTAGGAGTTTCAAACAGCGGGCGTTCAAAGTCTTTAAGAATCTTTTCCGCGTCTACAATACTAACAGTATCGGAAGGCGCTTTATCGAACGCCATAAACTGAACTTCAGAAACGACAGCGTTATCTGCGCCTGCAAATTCTTTAAAGAACTCAAAAAACAGTTGGTCGGAGGGCCGTGCACCATCGCGGATATAATACGTGTCGAAGTACTTAGCAAAGTAAACAAAGTTACCGGCTTCAGCCTCGGAAACAATACGGTTGTAAGTAGTGGTAGTCGCAGAAACACCTTTAGTCTGCGAGAACGCAGCTTTAATTTTGTTTACAAAGACTGCCGACTTTAGCTTCATGCAAAGTCTTCCCGTATCTTAAACTTCAGCTTGTCGAACAAAGTCTCGCGTAGTCCGCTAGAACGCACCACTTCGATCTCACCTTCGTAAGCACCTGCATCTTGGTTTAGGTCTTCTGTCTCCCACTGAAGAATGGCAATTCCGTTCTCTGCTGTATCTGGGTTGACGTACAGTTCGCGCGAAAACAAAACCTCGTCTTCGCCAGCTGCCCGGAAGTGCAAAGTCACTGTGCCGCCTGTTAGGTCCACAGCGTCTCCGCTGTCTTCTTCCGTTAACACGACTTTAATCTGCGGGCCTGTGTCGCCTTGGACGTATTTGAATGTTGTTGCCATTTACATACCCCTGCGAACTGAAGCCTTGTCGAAGCCCTGCGCCATTACGCGCAAGTTGACGCGACGCGTGTCACGACCTTTGGCTTCGTCCATGTGTCTGTAGAACTCGCCCTTGTAGTACATAGCTGCCTCGGGGTTCGTCCATTCTTTGCCGGGAACTGACGTCAGCTTGTAGATCGCTCCACATGCGATTGAGCGCCCGTGCGTCTCGAAGATAAAGTCCTCAACCCCCGTAGCTGCCAGTGAGGGCTTCAGCGTGCCTACACCTGAGAACGTATATTTCTTGTCCGGGGTGGGGAAAAATCTGATCTGAGTGTCCTGATAGATCGTAAAGTAAGCAGGAGACCCGTTATTTATGGTATTTGGCAGTGAAAAGTGACGGTCTGTCACGCGTTTCACAGGCTGTCCATCTAAGTATAAAACAAGCACATTTTCCAAAACTGAGCCTGTCGGGACGTCAATTTCGTAGTCTGGCGTGTTTTTACTGGTAAAATCGTTCTCAATATCGAACCGCCATAGTTCGCTACGCCCAATATACTCGGCAGCAGCTTCCTGTAAGTGCGATTGAATAACGATTTCTGGGCAACCCGGCACGTGGGGTTGTATGTAAGGGTAAAAACTATCCCACGTGACAGCCATTTTAGGTCACCCCGCTAGTCGCCACAGGTGCAACTGCTGCGTCAACCTGCGTTTTTGCCCCCATAGCTGAGTTAAACGCCTGATAGGACGCCGCTGCACGAGCTTCGTTTGCTCCGTACTCTGCGTCTTTTGAGTAAGCACGGTACAGAACCCAGTCGATCATTGGTGACATGTAGATGTCGTCCAACAAAATCACTTCTGTGTTTGACCCATCTGGGTCTAGGTCTGACTCTGACAGCGAGTGTGTGCCCGGACTATCAGCGTAAACAACTTCTAGCTGCGCAGCCGTAGTAGCAGGAGGGTAAACAAAAAACTCCTTAGGCTGACGAGTATCGTGGGTGTAGTGCTGAATGTTTACAGAGTTAGTCTCTGAGTGCCATGTGGGCTTCTGGTCGTCCAGAACGCTGCGGCTAACGATGCGAACGACTTTCTTAGTAGATGTCGCTGCTAAGTTACGAGTTATGTCTAGCAACCGAAGCGCGGATGCAAATTGATCTGTAAGAACCTGACGAGTGCCTTCAGCGCACGTAAACGTGCCTGTCTTAGCATTAGCGTCAGGACGCAAAAGCGTGATCGCCATGTAGGATTCATTGATCCAGTTCTGCAATTCGAGGCGAGGCCAACGAATATTAGTGTCCTGAAGAACGAACTCCACGCGGCGGATGATGTCTATAACCTTAACTGTCGCCATCGGTCCAAGCCTCGTTTACATTGGGCGTGCTTGGGTCATCTGCTTTCAGAGTACCGTCACTGTTGCGTGCGCGAGAGCGCTTCGACGGTGTTTTCTTCGCGGTTGTTTTCTTCTCAGGCTCGCGGTGTTTTTCCGCTAGTTGAACTCCTGCCTCATTTAGCTGGAACTCGCCCTTGATAATTTCAGCAATAAGTACGCGCTCACCGTCAACCATGACGCGGCCTTTACCACCGACAATCTCACCGCCAAGTTTTTCTACAAGTTGGTAAACGTCCATAACGTCCCTCCTATCGCGGTGAGAGGGGGGTTACCCCCTCTCTGTTAGACTTAGCTGGCTGAGCCAACGATAGCAGTTACTAGAGCGTCGTCTTTTACAACTTTGCGTCCATATACTGCTAGACCACGAACGATGTCGCCGAAGTCTGTCTGGTTGCGCAGAGGCTCAGTTTTGCTGATCTGCGATGCGAAGGATACGGCTGATTTATGGCCTGCCATCATTGTGCGACGCGCTTTCGCGTTTGAAAGAGTTGCACCTGTAGATGTTGCAGATTGACCGTCAACAAGCGCCTTGCCTGCTTCACCTTTTGGTAGAAGGTTAGACACGTACACAGTGAAGCGGTCCAACTGACCGATTTTACCTGTACGAACGATGCTTGACTGATCGCCTGTGAAGTACGCTTGCGCGATGTCTGTTTGCATTAGCAAGTTACGATCACGTGGAGTCATAATCAACCAACGGTCACTTTCAGGGACGTTCTGTTCGTCTAGCGCTGAAGACATTGCTAGGATTGTGTTTAGAACGTTTGCTGGTGTCGCTTGGTCTACTGGGGCTGTATCTGTACCCAAGTTATACGCACCTGATTTTGCACCTGCTGTCGCGCCTGCGTTTGCAGAAGCAGAACCTTCAGTAACAAACCAGTTGAAGAAACACTCGTTTTCGATTTCGATTTTCAACTGCTTCGCTGCGTCGTCAGTGAACATGTTCATCAAGTCCATGTCCGCTTGGTGCGCTAGTACGTCGTTGACCTGAACGCTGAAGTACTTACCTTTGTTGATCTGCATGTCTTGGTAGATCGGTGCAGGAACTTCAGAAGTAAGTGTAGTACCAGCGCCTGCATAATCATTGATAGTGATTGATGGTGCAGTACGGATACGAATCGTATCACCTTGGTTCTTGATCTCGCCTTCCCAATCGGTATTGGCAATCTCAGTCATCATAGTGTTGGCGTAGAACTTAGCGTTTAGCTTGTTCGACCATAGTTGTGGGATAAAACCGCCTGAATAAGACGGGGTGGTGTCAAAGCTACCAGAGCTTACAACGGGGAATACAGCAGCCATTTTGGCCTCCTATTAGTTTCGAGTTGTCACTAACAGCTGCTTACTTGTTAACACGTTATAGTCGGACACGGCCTTCAAG